TGTCCCGCGTGGTATCGCGGGGCAGGACTGGGCCCCATCCCAGTTTGAACCCGGGCGCAGCATTGATCACTGAGACCTGCGTAAACAAGCAAAAGTGCCCACCCATGGGTAAATGGGTTTTTCAAGAAACTGATACAACCTACCCACGAGAGTTTAAGATGTTACTTGAGATATTGCTACTTTCCATCCTCTTTGCGATCTTGTATGTTGCTTACCTTTTAAGGGGCAAACCTACACACAAATTATCAAGGCGTTTTGAAGACCGTGTTGCCGCCGTGATGGCACATGTCGATGACACTGAATTCAAAAGTGGAGAAGAAAATGGATCCAAGTTTGCCCGGAACCTTGATAAACCAAATAGGTTTCAGGCTAAACTTATAGTGGCCGCTAAGGCGAAGTTTGGACGCCTTCGCTGGACAGAAGCCAATCGTCACATGGTTCGGAAATATATCGGAGAATTAATGGAGCAACATGGTATGCGTCCATCTCATATCCTTAGATATTCCGAACTTGCGACTACGTTGACCTTTGTTCCATCCCGTCATGAGATTGATGCTTATAAAGCTGGTGCAGCTATTGAGTCTATCTCACGGCAGGGTGAGGTTGATGTTGAATGGGAATCCTACTACGGCAAGGTCGGCCGTATGCTGGGATTTTCATCCAGCTAGGGGTGCCTAGGTGAATTGACCGGGGTTGAGGCTATTAAGAGTACCTTGTCTCATCCCGCTTTGACGGTCAAGCCCCGCTTAGGTGCTCAAGTCCATGTGCGCAAGTATTACCAGATAGGGTCTATGTCCCCTCCAAACCGGTATCTTGTGCACAATTCATCACTTAATAATCTGGAGCGTGGTGTATTGACTAGGGTCTTCTACGTTAAAGGAAGGCCAAAGCCAATACCTGTTGCTGGGATCTATGTGGAGCGTTTGCGATATTTTCGCGACTTGATGTTTAAACGTCTACCTCGGACCACCCCTGTTGATTATGCTGGGTTTCTCCAGTATTACAAGGGTCGTAAGTTAGCCGTTTACACCAAGGCCGTTGAGAGTTTGCTTACCAGTGGCATTACTCAACGGGATGCCCACATTAAGGCTTTCGTTAAAGCTGAGTTTATCAATTCAGATGACAAGCCTGATCCTGATCCGAGAATAATTAGTCCTCGTGAACCCAGATACAATGTTGAGGTAGGGCGTTTTTTGCGACCCTTGGAACACCATGTATATCGAGCTATTGCCGACATTTATGGTGAACCTACGGTCGCAAAAGGGTTTAATTCTGCCCAACTAGGTAAAATCATTAGTGACAAGTGGGACAAGTACTCCTCCCCCGTTGCTGTTGGTCTTGATGCTTCACGCTTCGACCAACATGTGGGTGTTCAAGCACTTAAGTGGGAACACTCAGTGTACAACGGTGTATTTAGGAGTCCTGAATTGAAGCAGTACCTTACTTGGCAACTTAGAAATGTTGTCCGTGGGTATTGTCGAGACGGGACACTTAAGTACGTAGTAGACGGATGCCGTATGAGCGGTGATGTTAATACTGCTCTTGGCAATTGCCTTTTGATGTGTGCATTGGTCCATGCATATGGTAAGCATGTTGGTGTGCCGCTGTCGTTGATTAACAATGGCGATGATTGTGTG